CAGTAAACCACCTATCACCATCTTCATCTACAAAACTACTATCATCCATTCCATCATTAACAAATCCAAAAGGTGCCATATCTTGCTCTATTTGATTCTTCTGTTCTTCGTATAATCTCTTCCTTACATCCTGATCAGTAAGTTCTTTAAAATAATCCTGATTAACTAACCACGCATATATGACAAGGCACATAGCAAGATCATCATTACAACCTTCTTCTGCTTCAAATGAATTACTCTTCTGAATAAACGTTGTAAGTTCACTCATTATCTCATAATCATTAAAAATAAGTTTATCTGCTTCTACAAGAGTCTTTAAGTTAAGTGCTCCAACTTTCTTTACAGTCTTTGACATTTTGACTCCTAATTGAGTCTTTTTACCAGAAAATCCTTGCCCCACGATTTGCCCCGCTCTGCCTCTCATAGAGCACATAAGCAAGTTTTGATACTCTAGGTCATATTGGAGAATAGACGCAACCTGATCGCCCACATCATTGACCTCACAAAGAATATAAGCCTCATTATACTTCTTTGCTATCTCATGAATAATATTGGGAAAGAGCATTGGCTTTATTTCATTATTTCTATACTTGGCAACAACCTTATGGGGGAATTCTGTAATATCAGTAACAACAAAAGCAGAATAATCCTTTACAACTCCTCTAGCAACATCAACAGTCATTATATAATCATGATTTTCCTGCGGATCTTGATGAACATCTAAACCAGCACTTCGTGTCTTTGGATTCTCATATACAAGAGATCTTAATTTGGATGGTGCAATAAGAGTATCAACAGATCCTAAAAATTCACACTCAAACTCAACTTTAAACTGTTGGTCTGAAGTGTTTGCAATTGTTTGTTGTCGCCATTTCTCATCTCTTCCTGGAACTTCACTCCAATGAACATCTGTATGAACATATTCGTTTTTACTTCTTTCCGCATCATGCCACATGCGGTAGAAGTGATTCATTCCGTGCGGCGTCGAGACAATAATAACTTTAGTACTCTTACCAGAAGTAATAGTAGGATAAACAGAGGCAAAAAACGAATCAGCAATATGATTTGGAACGAATGCAAACTCATCCAAGAACAATATATTGAATGACATTCCTCGAACAGCTGAGGCGCTAGTCGAAGCAGCCAGGATTTTGGAACCATTTTCTAACTCTAATGAACCTCTATTCCAGGATAAGACACCCTGTTGCATCCATTTAGGCAAATTCTCATATGCAGTCTGTAAACGACCTAATAGTTCCCGTGCAGTAGCTGCCTTGTTTGCTAGGATACCTATATTAACACTATCATTAAATACAACATAATGCAATAGGTATGATATAACAGTTGTAGATTTACCCGTTTGTCTGGGCATCTTACAAATATTAAATCTATTTTGATGAAATCTATTAATTAACTTCTCTTGAAAATCATAAGGTTCAAAATTTTTTAAACCTTCATCAAGAGTAACAATCTTTACATGTTTATTTGCAAAGTAAACCGGACTGGCTTTACATCGCATAAATTCCATTATTTGATCTTCAGTAAACTCAATTTGAGTATTTGCCCTTTTTAAATTGGGATTACCCAAATAAATGTCATCATGTGCCATACTTACATCATTTCACCAAATAAATGCTTACCTGGTTTATTTAACATAAATTTTCTATCATGATCTATAGTTTTTCTCGTTAAATCTAGAATTTTTTGTAAGTTCTCTGCTTTCTTCTTCAATTCTTCTATTTGTTTATTTTCCTCCGCCCGTTTGGAGGAGTGGGGCTCCTGGGTCATGGTCCGATACTTGGTAGTTCCAGAGTTTAGCACCAGGATAAATTTTCCTTACCTGATCCTGGACTTCTCTGCGTGATGGGGTTTTGACATGGGGGAAGAACATTTGTAGAATGTAATTCTTTCCTCTCCAAGCCAAATAGACATGGATTATATTTCCTACTTTGTTATACCCTGGAAGTCTTTGTGCTTCCTCTAATGGGTCTTCATAATGAATGTTTGATTGTGGAACCTTCATTGGTTCTGGTTTAATGATATCAATGATACTTACATAAAGATTACCTTTAGCATCATGGATCTCAACATCTTCTGAAATTGTATTTAAAATCCGATCACCAACCTTTACATTATTTTCTCCAAACCAACCACGATTAACTTCCAATGCATAAAGAACTTCTGAATCAGAAGAAACTGGAATAGGATTAAGTGGTTGCAATTCTTTAATACATTCAATGATTCCACTTTCATTAATAAATGCAATGTCCAAGGGAATCTTGGTGTGGTTCATATGAAAAGATTTTTCACTACTTTCATTAAAGACGAAAAGCATTCCACTATTTTGGTCCAGACTTTCTCTGAACATTAATCCCAATTTAAACTCAGCAGGAGTAATAGGAATTTCTATTTTAAGTGGAAGATTTAAGTATCCTTCTTTAATCAGCATTAAATTTAGACATTTTCATACTAATATTTAGGAAATCCAGCGTGTTGCCATCAATTCTATAGAATTATCTTCCATTTCCCATTCTTCCGTAACTTCAAATCCTTCAAGTTTAATAGTTTGATGAATTGACATTCTTGCATACTGTTGAGTTAATTTATCCATAAATCGTTCTACTGGAATAGATTGACTCCACGTTTGTCGATCTACTACTAAGTCATAACATCTTTCAATACTATTCCATTTAAATCCAATCTGACCATCCATAGCAGTAACATTAACTGGTACATCAAGATGACCTTTAGCATGTTGTTCATTACTAACAACCATTATTTGATGTGCTTCAATGGGATCATGCCCCATAATATTTAATGCTTCCACTAAAGGAGGCATATCTGTGATTTTCGTTTTTATACAACTAAAATGAGACATGATGACCCGAATGGTTAATTTGTTGTTGTTCAGATTTAACCGAAGCTCTATACATTTCTGCCGTCGGTTCCCTGTATTGGACATTACCAAGTTGTTCTTCAACCCTCTTAGTAAGTTCCTCACATTTTGATCCATAAACACCAATAACCTCTTCAGTTACAGTACCATCTTGCTTGATAGTAAATTTAATAGTTTCTTGTGGCATAATGTAATTAAAAACTTATTTATCACCCACCATTTCCGCCACCGCCGCCGTTGCCACCGCCACCGCCGTTGCCGCCACCATTGCCATTACCACCTCCGTTACCGTTACCGGACCCATTACCGTTGCCATTTCCATTACCATTGTCATTTCCATTACCGTTGCCATTTTGAGGTTTGTATCCGTGTCCCATCCAATATCCACCATAACCATACTTTCTAGTACCTGTTATGGGAACACAAATCTTAAGTTTTTTATCAAACTTCATTCCTGTGGGACATTCTTCCTTGCCAGGAGCTCTAAGTTCTTCTAGATACTGCTTAAATGATTTCATTAGAATACCCCAATACCAAGTCCTAAAGTAACTCCAGGTAGAGTGTTCCAATTAGTTCCATCATAGAATTCCATTTTCTTAGCTGTAGTATTAAATACCATAGCACCTTCGGTAACAGTCATTGCATCCCTTTGTGTTGTAGTTACTACTGGAGGATAAAATGCTTGAGTTGTGCTCTCACATACAAATGAAGATGCCGTTACAATACCAGCAGCTGCATTTATACCAGTGGAGTTAATTGTTACCCCAGTACCTATAACTGCACTCGTAGCAGTAACTATACCTGTGAGATTTATTCCACCAGTTCCTGTAATATATTTAGAATTGAAATCTAAATTACCACCTAATTGAGGAGTTGTATCTCCTACAATATGAGTTTGTATACCTGTTAATGATCCATAAGGATAATCAGTTGCATCAGTTAAATCAAAAGCAGGAGTAGTATCAGATCCACCTAAACTTAAACTAACACCACCATAATTAACAGAAGAATTAGATAACTTAGCATTAGCAATGGAACCAGCAAGTTGAGCATTTGTAATGGTTCCTGATAAAGATGAGGTGGGATAATTGGTTGCATCACTTAAGTCGAATGCTGGAGTTGCATCAGAAGCACCTAAATCTACTTCTATTCCACCAAATGAAACAGAATCATTAGATAACTTAGCATTCGCAATCGAACCTGCTAGTTGAGCATTGGTAATGGTTCCTGATAGAGATGATGTAGGATAGTTGGTTGCGTCACTTAAATCAAAGGCAGGTGTTGTATCAGATCCACCTAAACTTAAACTAACACCACCATAATTAACAGAAGAATTAGATAACTTAGCATTCGCAATCGAACCTGCTAATTGAGCGTTGGTAATAGTACCAGTTAGATTAGTTGTTGCTAAAGAACCACTAAATGATGCTGCAGTTACGATTCCAGTAGCAATAACACCTGTAGAATTAATAGTTACTGCAGTACCTACAACAGCAGATGTAGCAGTAACAATACCTGTAAGATTAATTCCACCAGTTCCTGTAATATACTTGGAGTTAAAATCTAGATTACCACCAAGTTGAGGAGTTGTATCTCCTACAATATGAGTTTGGATTCCAGTTAATGATCCATAAGGATAATCAGTTGCATCAGTTAAATCAAATGCTGGAGTGGCATCTGAAGCACCTAAATCTACTTCTATTCCACCAAATGAAACTGAATCATTAGCTAACTTAGAATTAGCAATAGAACCTGCTAACTGAGCATTGGTGATAGTACCAGTTAAATCAGTAGTTGCTAAAGAACCACTAAATGATGCTGCAGTTACAATACCAGTAGCAATAATACCTGTAGAATTGACCGTTACCCCACTACCTACAATAGCAGCAGTAGCAGTAACTATACCTGTAAGATTAATCCCACCAGTTCCAGTAATATACTTACCATTAATATCTAAATTACCACCTAATTGTGGACTTGTATCACCTATAATATTGGTTGTAATTCCCGTTAATGACCCATAAGGATATGCAGTAGCATCCTGAAGATCAAATGCTGGAGT